ATTTCATTATTGTTGTATATGTTTTATGTCAAGATATGTATGACAATAGAAGTATGTATGTAGATAGCAAAAATATAAACAAGGTAGTGCAAACTATTTTAGATATGCACACAAGGAATAATTTATGATAAATGCAGGAGATTATAAACATAAAATATCTATATATCAAGAATTTGTAAGTGAGGATGATGAAGGATTTAAGACTAGATCCAAAAGCATCATCCTTAAACCTTATGCTAAAGTAAAAACTACAAGAGGTATGACTTTGATTATTAATAATACTGATTTTGAAAAGGCTTATACCAATTTTACAATAAGATATCCTAAAGTAGAAATTACAAGAGATATGAAAATTGAATATAATGGTAAGACCTATTCAATAGAATACCTAAACAACATTGATGAAAAGAATATTGAGTTAGAAATTCAAGCGAAAGTAGTTGAAAAGTAATGGCTAGATTCAAAAGCGAATTGCCAAATGATTTAATTAAAGAACTTGAAGATTTGAAAGAAAATTGTACTGCTATTTTTGGTGAAATGACACAGGCAGGAGCAGAAGAAGTTAAAAAGAATGTAATTCAAAATATGTCAAGTGCTTTCAAGACCACAAAATCTTTACAAGCAGGATTAAAAGTAACTAGAGTATATAAAACACCATCAGATGATGGAATTAATACTTATATAGGCTTTTATGGTTATGATGCAGATAGTAAACCTACTAAAAGACATCCGAATGGAACACCTATTCCATTGATAGCACAGGCTAGAGAATATGGAACTTCAAGTGGTGAAGCAAAGAAACCATTTTTCAGAAAATCTTTCAAGAAGAAAGATATTGAACGAGTTATGAAATTAGTTCAAGATAAATATATAAAAGGTGATTAGATGAATGAAGAATTGAAAACAATATTTAAAAATTTTAAAGTCAATGGAAAGAGTATTTCAGTAGAACATTTAAGATATAAAGGAAAATCAAAAACATTTGTAACTTGGTCCTTATTAACTGAAAGACCTAGTTTAATGGCAGATGATGAAAATTTATATAGCATAGTTGAAGTAGATATAGATGTTTTTAGTGATGGCAATTATTTAGATATTATAAAAGAAGTGAAAAAACTGATGAAAAATAATGAATGGGTATGGGTTGAAGATAGTCCAGAAATGTATGAAGAAGATACAGAACTATATCATAGAACTATAACATTTGAGAAAGAAAGGATGATAATTAATGGCTAAAATCGGTTTGAATAATTTTAAATATTCAAAACTTACAGAAGCAGAAGATGGAACTGCATCTTATGAAGGTGTTAAAACTTTAGGTAAGGCTATTGACTGTAAAGTTTCTATTGAAAAATATGAAGCAGAATTATGGGCAGATGATAGTTTGGCAGAAAGTGATAATACATTTAAAAAAGGTACTGTAACATTAACAATAGATGAAGATGATGATACAGTATTTGCAGAATTGCTAGGACACGAAGTTGGCGAAGATGGAGAAATGGTAAGAAAAGATACTGATGTTGCTCCATATGTAGGACTTGGAAGAATTTTAACTAAAGTAGTTAATGGACAACATAAGTACAAGGTTGAATTTTTACCAAAAGTTAAATTCTCTGAACCAGAACAAGAAGAAGCAACAAAAGGAGATAGCATAGAATTTAAAACTCCATCAGTTGAAGGAACAGTATCTAAATTAGCAAATGGAACTTGGTCTAAAGCAAAAACATTTACTACTAAAGAAGAAGCAATTACTTATTTAGATGGATTAATGGCAAAGACTGCTTAAGAGGTAGTTAATGAAAGTAAAAGTTATTGTAATGTTTAGAGATAAATATGACCTTAAGACATTACATAAAGTAAATGATATTTTAAATATCACAAAAGAAAGATTTGAAGAAATTAAGGATTTTGTTGAAATTATAGAAGAAAGAAATTCCGAAGAAATAGTGAAAAAATCTAATAGAAGGGGTTAGGCATAGAGCTTAACCCTCTTTTTTTATAAGAAAGAGAGGAAAAAATGATTAAAGATTACAAATTCAATTTAGAAGTAGAAGGTAAAGAATATCAACTTGTATTTAACTTAAATGTAATGCAAGAAATACAAGAAGAATACGGAACACTTGAAAAATGGGGAGAACTAACAGATGGTAAATCTGGAGAAGTAAATGTTAAGGCTTTAATATTTGGTTTAACTCATATGATTAATGAAGCAATAGATATGAGAAATGATGAAGAAGGAACAAGGGATCTGTTATTAACTCAAAAGCAAGTTGGAAGATTAATCACTAAAGCAGGTGTTGAAAATAGTGCTAAAAAATTAAATGAAGCAATAGTTGAAAGTACAAAAAGTGATGCAAAAAACGAATAATCCAAGATGAAGTGGAAGATGAACCTGTTGACTTCACTTGGTTTTATTTTGTAGGCAGGAATAAGTTAGGCTTCACTTTTAAAGAAGTTGGAAGGCTTACATTAAGAACATTTAATAAAATGTATCAACTTTATAAAAATGATTTTGATATGGAAATGAGATTGAAAAATTCAAATACTACATATCAAGAATTAGAAAAAAAACAAATAGAAGATGAAGAATGGTTTTAAGGAAGGAGGGAGAATATGTCAAGTAGTTATGGTGGAACGATAAAATTAACAGGTGAAACCGAATATAAAAAAGCCTTAAAAGATATTACTTCAAATTTAAAATTAATGTCTAGTGAAATGAAATTGACTAATACTGCATTTGCTAATGGAGATAAATCTGTTAGGCAGACAAAAACTTCTTATGATAATATGAATAAATCAATAGAAGAACAAAAAGAAAAAATTAGTAAATTAAGAACTGCATTAGCACAGGCAGAAAAAGAGTATGGAAGTAATAATGAAAAAGTTAAGACTTTCAAAACTCAATTAAATAATGCAGAAAATCAGTTGAAGCAAATGGAAGCCCAAACAGATAAATCTACTAAAGAATTGAAAGAAATGAGAGATGGCTTTGATGATGCAGGACAAGGAGCAGTTAAGTTTGGCGATTTACTTAAAGCCAATTTAATGAGTGAAGCAATAATAGGTGGAGTAAAAGCATTAGGAAGTGCAATCAAGACTATTGGTTCAGCATTTGTTGATATTGGTAAACAAGCATTAGATAGTTATGCAGATTATGAACAATTAGTAGGTGGTGTTGAAACACTATTTGGTACTGGTGGAATGTCAATAGAAGAATATGCACAATCAGTTGGGAAAAGTGTTGATGAAGTAAAAGATAAATATAATCAACTATATGAAGCACAAGAAAATGTACTTAATGATGCAAATTTTGCTTATGAAACTGCAGGATTAAGTGCTAATGAATATATGGAAACAGTTACTTCATTTAGTGCTAGTTTGATACAAAGTTTAGAAGGAGATACTTTAAAAGCATCAGATGTTGCAAGGAGAGCAATTATAGATATGTCAGATAATGCAAATAAAATGGGTACTGATATGTCAATGATCCAAAATGCTTATCAAGGTTTTGCAAAGCAGAATTATACAATGCTAGATAACTTGAAATTAGGTTATGGTGGTACAAAAACAGAAATGGAAAGACTTATTTATGATGCTTCACAAATGACAGAAATTCAAAAGAAATTAGGAATTGAAGTAGATGCAAGTAGTATGTCATTTGGTAATGTTGTAAATGCAATAAGTGTTATGCAAGAAAGTATGGGTATAGCAGGAACAACCTCAAAAGAAGCAAGTACAACAATAACTGGTTCATTAAATATGATGAAATCTGCTTGGCAAAATATGTTGACAGAACTAGCAAGTGGTGGACACGAAAGTGGTTTTCAACATACATTAGACCTTTTAGTAGAAAGTGTTTTAACATTTGCAGATAATGTAATTCCAATAGTAGATAATATAATAACTGGTATAGTAAATTTAATAGTAGGGTTAGCAGGTAAGTTAGTTGAACATATGCCAACAATGTTGGAAACAGGTATGAGCCTATTACAAACTTTGATGGATGGTATGACTTCAATGTTACCACAATTATTGCCGATAGTATTGCAAATAGTAAATAATTTAACAACATTTATAGTTCAAAATTTACCGACAATAATTAATGCAGGTGTTCAAATGTTGATTTCTATAATTAATGGTATTGTAAGTGCATTGCCACAATTAATACCTGCAATAATAGAAATAGTAAAAACTTTGGTAACAGTAATAACAGAAAACTTGCCTACAATAATAGAAGCAGGTGTAGAAATACTATTTGCTTTAATGGAAGGTATTGCAGAAGCATTGCCAGATTTAGTTCCACAAATAGTTAAAGTTATCATTAAAATAATGGAAATATTCAATGAAAACTTTGATAAATTCTTGATGCTAGGAATTAAAGTTATTTTAGGATTAATAGAAGGTCTTATAAAATCAATACCAGATATATTAAAAAATCTACCAACGATTATTATGGCGATTATTAATTTCTTTACATTGAGTAAGTTCTTAACTTTAGGTAAAACAATAATAAAAGGTTTAGTTAATGGATTAACAACATCAGTACCGAACTTGTTAAAAGAAATACCGAAGTTAATTGGTAAGATAATAAATAGTTTCAAAAATGGTGGTTGGTCTGGAGTTGGACAAGATATTATAAAAGGGATCTGTAATGG